TGTTACCGAATAGTTAGCTAGGTTCTCGCTTCCAACGGTCCCCACAATTTCACTTAATCCCTGAAATGTAAAACTAGCATTGTTAGGAATTAGATTTTCTACTCTCTCAAGCTCGTTCGTAATTGTCGCTATTTCTGAATCTATTCTTACCACTTCCTCGGTAAAAGTAGCCAAAGCATTGTCTAATACGCTAGTGCTGATTGCATTTGTTATTCCATAACCTTCTATTGACGTCGGAGTGTTTTTAATCTGCCGCCAATCTACTTTTGTCTGCGAAAAAACATCCGACAGCACTAAACATAAAAAAAATAAAATGATTGATAAAGAATGTTTTTTCATTAAAACCCCCATATAATAGAATAAGGCCGAAAACCTAATTCCGGCCCTATGTTGCAAGACTTAGTAACTTTCGCCTTTTAACGTTCGGATAATAAGTGTTGCGGTTGCGGCGTTTGTGTCACCGCCACTGAAACTTAAATTAGGTCTTCGGAAAAACTTCATCTTGGCGTGCTTGCCACTAACACAAGACGCGCCGTTAATGTCCATCAACATAGCCCCGTTATTTGCCGTGGGAATGTAGGCCCCGGATGCGTTGGTCGAATACACACCGTAATATATGGCGTTGGCACCGTGATTCTGAATCTCTAATTCAATTGGATAAGAGAGGTTGCCGGTAAGGTATCCAACATTAATGGTGCCCGTACTAACTGTGTCGGAAGGTGTTAAAACCGAGTTCGCAGGAATTCCCACATTCAGTATAGATTCCACTCTGTCGTATGTCTTAATCTGCTCCTTGTAAGCCTCATTCCTGATTACAGGGTCGAGAGCAAAAAGGCTTTGGCTGCAAATAACAGCAGCCAAAACCAGAACCAAAAGTGAATACTTTGCGCATAGCTTCATTGTTAAACCTCCGTGTCATATTTTAAGTCTCCGACTTATTCTACCTTATTATAGCATATATTATCAATATCTTGATAACACTTTTGACTTTAATTTATCAAAATATTTGTTAAATCCCTTCATCTCTTTCAGTAGGCGCTCGCGCTTTTGGAACTCTGAAAGTTTTGATTTGTTTACTCGTGTTGTGATTTTTTGTATGCGCTTGAATTTTTCGACAGCAGGCACCAACCATCGTTTATCCCTTAGCCACTCAACGTCTTTTTCTCTTTTGGCACGCTCAAAATCTTTAACCATTTCGGTATTGGCGCGGAACGTCTCATAAGATTGGTAATCATTTGAGCTGTTAATAAACCGTCTCATAATCGGCAAGGTGTTTAGCGTAAGTTCTTTTTCGCTTTTAGTGACTAAATCTACTGCTCTTGTTATGGTTTTTCCAACGCCTCCGGTGCTTTGCGCAAGCAAGTGTTCAATTTCTCCGGGGGTCAAGAAATCAAGGAATCCTGATTTATAGCGGTCTCCCCCAGAAATCTCGTTAAGGAATTTGCTTATTTCTCTAATTACCTTTGAGTTGTCTGCGTAATACAGTTCTGCTCTAGCCACATCACTGCCGAAAACTTCTTGCTCCGGTCTTATCTTTCGCCCCGTCCAAGTAGTGTTTGTAGCAACGTCTACAAAAGGCCGTGCCGCCGTCGGAACTACGTGATAGAGCAAACTTCTTCTATCTCCACCCAGCGGGTTAAATGCGTCTAGCAAATTGCCAATCATATTAGCGGCCCCGTCTTTCGCCGTTTGTCGGCCAAACATTGAGGCGGCCATATTTCTGCCGATTGACGGCAACACATTAAGTCCGTAAGGCATTGGTATCGCGACATATTTCCCTTTGCCTCCGGGTATCATAAAAACAAAGTTTGAATCTTTAACGTAGTCGGCGACCTTATCGTAATAGTTCACGCCATCTTCGTCATCGTCTCCAGCTATAAGCGAATTGATTATCTCTGATACAAAACCTAATGTTACGGCGGCAGCTATCATAGCCTTGCCTTTTTTGGTTTTAGAGGCTTTAGCCAAAACCTTAGCAGTAACCAAGTTCCCGCCCAAGTTGGCGCTACTGAATAGATACAGAGAATTCAAAATCGGCGCCCAAGATCCCTTCTTGTTGAAGTTGACTGTCATATTCTTGGCAAATGCCGCAGCCTTTTGAGTGCTGAATCCCGCCTCTTTAGCGGTCAAATATCCAGCAAACCTCGTTCGCGTTTCTATCGCGTCGTTCCATTCGCTAATAAAATCGAAAGCTTTTTTTAACGATTGCCTAACGTTGTGAAGTTTGCCGCCTTTTATGGCCTGACTAACTTCTCTTTCTAAGTTGGACGCGCGCTCCTCAAGTCTGCTAAACTCCGAGTAGCCTGTTTTACCGCCAGCTAGTTTATATTCTTTAAGCAAGATGGTATCTTCGGTATTCTTTCCGGCTTTATCATCAGTTATGACCTGTCTTGCGCGCCTAAGATTCGACAAGAATTTTACTGTTGAACCTTCCGGCAACATAACGCCTACACCTGCGGCGCCCTGCTGAACGTCTCGTATCAGGTTAGTGTAGATGAATTCAGGATTCCAAGCGGTAGCCGTTGCCGCAAGCCAGTTATTAACTCTCTTGAAAAACCTGAAAAAGTTAGTTTCTATGGTGTCTTCTTTAAAATTATTGACCAGCGCTTTTCTTAAAGACTTGTCTTTAATTTTATAAACAACATAATCCCCGGTTGCGGGATCTTTCGCCCATAACATTTCCGGACTACCAAAGAATTTTTCCATTTCCTGTCTAACGGTAACTTTTCCCTTTTTATTGATATACTGAACCTTCTTCGGCTTAACTCTTTCATACAATGCTTCGTTGGGAAAAGCCTTGAAAAGCTTTATGGCCGTGGAACTTATATCCTTTTTAAATCCACGGTTGTAGACAGCGTAAATAGACTGTTCTATGAAAGCTAACTGTTCGGATGCTTGACTTCTTCTGCCTAACGCTCTTCTATCCAAAATCAACCCTTGATCGGGTGGCGATTTTAGTGGTGTGTATTTTTTATACTTTCTGTAATGTTCCCTTTGCTCTTGTGTAAGCAAACCAAGTCTAACCTGCTCGTCAAGCAAGAAGTTATTGAGTTTGTATGTTATTTCTGCCGCCTCTTTATATGCAGCATAATTAGGCAATGCTAAATTCTTCAAGTTCTTTTCTTGCCTGCTCTGTTGAGATGCCTGAACCCGGTCTACCAAGACGCTTGAACGGGCTGCCTTCTAGCTTATCTATGGCTTTATTTCGTTCTTCTGCGTGGCTTACATATAAGAATCTATTAAACTTCTTAACTTCTATACCATTCTTAATCAGAATATCTTTAACATCATCTAAGTATTTGCTCTTAGCACTTTTAACGTGTTCTTCTATCTTGCCCGAAACAAGTTCTAACTTTTGATATAAGTTGAGGCTATCGGGTATTTCGCCTATCTTGTTTTTAGCCTCCTCTTGCAATCTTCTTACGGGCGACCATATATCGAAAAGAATTTCCTCGGCTCTATTAACAAGGTGCTTAATTCTGTCTTTATATGTTTTAGGCAGCTTTACTTCGGCGGTTCTATTGTCGCCTTCGGCCATATATGCTTTGGCCTTTTCGACTTCTTCCCTTTCTTTTTGCTCTACCATTTTGGCAATTTTTTTCGCCTTGTCTTTTTCAGCCTTAGATCTCTTCATTTTCTCAAATACTCTGCTCTTGACTTTCGACTTGGCTGTTCTTGCGTCCAAAAACACGTATTTGCTGCCCACCCATATCCAGCGATGTGAGCCCTTGCCCGTCTTATTTCTTGCTAATTTGGCAACGGTAGACACTTCTCCGTCTACCGGTGAAGTGAACTGCAATAAATATGTGTCATTATCTATCTTTTCCCATTTAAAGTCCTTGCTCTTGAGAAGGCGCTTAGATTCACGTCTAATATCTTTGAAACTGATGGCGCCTCTTCTACTATGGAGGGCTCTTTCTTTGAATGCCGTGCCCAAGTCTTTATATAAGCTTCTAATATAATCTTTTATATTCTGGCCGAATTCTCTTAGCATCTGTTTCGCCCAGCCCGATAAGTCTCTTATTCCTTGACTCATAATTTCAAGGCCACGTTGTATAATCTTTTTCGCTTGTTTAATTCCTTTGGCTGCGTATTTCGCTACAAGGTATTCGGCAGAGTAAAGTCTTATGCCTTTTTCTGTTTCCTCTGTTTTAAGCGTATTGAATAAGTTGTCAAAAGCATCTACTACTGCGGCTACTTCGGATTTCTTAAGATAGGGATACATATTCGCCGAACCAATAGCATCAAATTGGTATTCTCTCTTAATGTTGGCTAAGTAGTCATTGCTATAAGCCTGATTCTCTAGTTTATTTATAACGTAACTTTCAAAGGCTCTAGCAACCATTTCTACGCGAGTAGACCAATACTGATTTGACCTTCTCTTGTCCATTTCGCTAGATCTTTTCGGAAGTTCTGTTCTCATTATCGTGCTCATCAGGTCTGTGAACGCTCGTTTAACCTCTTCCCTCTCGCCGCGGTCAATCATACCCTCACTTGCGTTTCGGTCTGTTTTCTTGCCAAAATAGTTGTCTAATGCGTGAAACCATTCGTGAGCCAATGAGCCGGCACCCTTTTTCTTAGTTAAGTTGATTACAACTTTAGCAGGTTCATAGTGTGCGTTAGCCGAATCCTTACCGCCAGAGCCTCTTGCACCAAAAGCAAGTCCTAGACTACCGTTCAAAGATAGCGCCCTTGGGGGCACGTTTATGATTTCAGCAAGGTCTAAGAGTGCATCATAAGCATTGTTTAAATCTGCTTGGCGTCTTTCTGCTTCTACCCAGTTTCCGAATTGAACACCGCGGAAGCCGAAAGCCTTAGAAAAATCCTCCGGCGTTATATCTTTTCCGCCCCTACGGTCTTTGCCTTGCCTTTCTCTGTTTGTCTCTTCTCTTACATCGGGAAGCTCTTTATACTTGGAGAGTATTTCGATAAGTTCTTCCGTGTTGCTTTCAATATATTCCCGCGCTTCTTTCAAATTATCGAACCATTTTAACTCAACTAGATTTGAACCTATTTTTGTGCCTATGAAGAATTTACCCTTGTCGGGGCCTAATGTCCTTCTATATACGCTGAATTTTGGTGTTTTGCCTTTTTTACTTTTTCGTGCCAAATGGTCGGGTAGTTTTTGTTTGAAGTCTGCTATCACTTCTTCTTTGGTTTTGCGTCTGTGAAGAAGGCTATAACCTTCGGTTATCACATACTCGTCTCTTGTCGGATAAAATTTTAATTCAAAGTCCGCAAGCGACGATTCGTGTCCTATGGCATTATAAAGTTCGTAGAGGCCTAACATTTTAGCAGGCAGTTTTTTGTAATCAGCTTTAAAATCGGCAACTGTAATTTCACCGGAAAGTAACCTTGCCGCCTTTTCTCTTAATAGTTTAACATAATAAAACCAATCCAATGTGCTCCTATACATAGATTTAGGTTTTTTTGGTAGCGTTTCTCTAATTGCCCTTACTAAACTAACCGTGTCCTTTGGTATCCCTGATTGAATAAGCTTTTCATAGTTTGGAATGGGCCAAAACTTTGTTAATGGAACATCTGACGCATCGGCATCCCCCTCTAATGATGAAGCGTATTCCGCCGCATAATGTTTTTTTGCCCCCTCAAGGACTTCTCCAAAATCTTCTATTTTATCTTTTGGTTTTTCCTTGGTTTTTTTATCTTTTTTCTTGATTTCTTCCTTTGATTCTGCTACCTTCTTTTCAGAAGCCTCTTGCAAACTGGACGTTCCCTCGACGTTCGTTTGGGAGGTTTCTTCTTTTACAGGAGTTTCTTTTTTTGCTTCTTTGGTTGCAACAGGTTCAGTCTTTGCTGACTGCTCAACTGCTTGCCTTGACTGCCCACCCAGCCCATCATTTTCTTTAAACGATATACGACTTCCGGTCTCACCGGAGAATAAATTAGGTTGTTCACTTCCCAACATCCTTTCTATTACCGCCTGCATAATTTCTGCTCGTGTCGGTATTACTACTTCCTCAAATGTTGGCTGTATCGGAGAACCCAGTTTTTTAACAACGTCACAATAGCCAACTAGGAAATCTGTTATCTTTTTACCTGAGCGCTTGAACTTATCAAAGATCCTCAATAAGTCTTCGCCGGTTTTAGATAACCGCTGTTGCACGCCTGGCAACGAGGGCTGTAAAAAATAATGTTCGATTGACTTGCCTTCGAGTCTGAGTCTACTAAGTTCGTCAACCGTCTCCGCAACTGTGCGGCTAATCGACAAATCATATGCGTTATTCTGCTCTATTAAAGCATCAATGTGTGCAACTGCCGGAGCAGCGTTTAACATACCCTTAATTATGTTAGCCACATTCGGGTCGGGGTCTTCTGCAAACATAGTTGCGATTCTACCATCACCATAAGCGCCTGCAAATAATGCTCTCTCAAGCTTCGCTACGCCATCGTTAGTAAGGCCCCTGTCTCTACTAATGAATTTAGACAAGTCACTTTTGATTGTAGTCGCGCCAAAGAAACTCTGCAAGAACTCCCAGTTATTAGTAGAAGTTATATCTGAGAAGTTAGTAACAAGATGCGCATACTTCCTGACAGCATCAGCGTCAACGTTAGCCGTCTCTCCCGCAGACATAGCTAGCTTGCTTTCACGATTCAAGTCTATGGCTAGTTTTTTTAATTCCTCTTGGCTATGTTCGCCTTCTAGCACTCTAACAAAGATGGGCTTATTTTCAGTGACATTCTGAATACCGTATTCTCTTCCCTCGTTATTCAGGCGCTCTTTATATTCCTCCATTGTGCCGAATTCATAGCCTTGCCTCATCCCTATTGTTCTGCCGTTGCCCGATAGAACAACATATTTGCCTTTGTATGGAACAACTATTGGTGAGCCGGTATCAGCGTCTGGATAGTCGGTAATGAGCTTATTTATAATTGGAGAGTGAGCAATCTTTGAAATCTGGTCAGCGCTAAATAGAGTAGTCCTGTCTCTTGGTTGTAACTCTTTTGGGAACTCTGGCATATCAGATGTAATAAGGTCGTCTGCGGAAATTGCGTCATACCTAACGTTGAGACTTCTACCGGATGGAGAATGTGCTAGTGCCTTGCCTGAACGTTTGTTTGTCTTAATCTCAGCGTTAGTCTTAAGCGCTGCTGCGGGCTCTTTTTTGTCCTCAGATTCAATCAGAGCACGAGGTTTTTTTTGTGTTTCCGGCTTGTTGACAGATTCAGAACTGCCGTCCTTTACGCCACCCATCTGCTCGCGCTGCGTTTTAATATCTGGTTGAGTTATCATCTCTCTCTGCTTGAATTGTTCACCTGCTATATCGGGCGCAACAATAAAACCTTTGCCCGAACTGTGTGGCAAAACAACCATATTCGCTTTAAAATCAGATTTGTCTATAAACTTTTTTGCTATTTCAATACTTGGAAAAGGCTTGCCGTTTTTAAGACCAAACCCGCCGCCTTCATTGATTCGTGCCTCTAGATCTTGAATCTTGTTTCTGTCCCTTTTACGAGGTATTGATGTTTGAGATTGCCTTGCGTTCACTAAGTCAATAATGCGATTAACGGCTTCCGTGTCGCCAATCTTCTTAGCATTATTCATTTCGTTTAACAGCTCAAGCATTGGTCTACTGTCACTAGTTGGCGGAACATTTATAACACCTGGCGGCACTGACCTTGCTTGCGTTCTATAGGTTTCGATAGCCTTAGGAATTTCACCGGTGCCGATTAGCTTTCTCCCTTGCTCCTCAGGAGATTGTGCATATATAACATCAGGCGGTGGGCTCTGCCTTCTGGTTCTGTCGGATTCTAGCAAGAGCTGCCCTCTGGTTCTGTCGGATTCTAGTAAGAGCTGCTCTCTGGTTCTGTCGGATTCTAGCAAGAGCTGCTCTTTTTGCTTCGCCAGTTCTTGTTTTTCTTTAAGAGAAGTCTTTTTACTTTCGATAGCATTATCAATTTTGTCTATCGTTGTTCTTGCGCCGCTGTAAAACGCACCAACGCCTGTACCTATCACAAATTCTTCGCCTAGGTTTTCTAGGTAGCCCAAATCAGCCATTTCATCGAATGACTTAGATAGCGCCTCTTTAACATCTGCGTTGGCAAGATTTTTGGTAAGAATAGTTACCGGGCTTTGCAAGACTTCTTCAAAGCCTTCTTCTAGGGAATTGCCTAGAGGGGTGTCCTTGAATATGCGGGACGCTACTATTGCGGCGGTCTTAGCCGGGCCGTATCTTTTATTAAGAGTTGCGATTCGCTTAATAGTGTCTTTAGCAAATAAGCCTGTTAAAAACTTGCCCTTGCCTTTAGTTACAAGTGAAACCGGGGATAGACCCAAACCTGTTTCAATCGCCCCGTGTGCGAGGGAACCTGCAATAATTGGAGCTGTCTTCTCGGGAAGTTGCGGATTACCATATTCATCAAAGGTTGTGGATTCCCTTAGAATTTCCGGAGCCGACATCCCTACGCCTGTTCCCGCTATTTCCGCGACCTTAAGCGCCCTCGGCGCCTGTGTTAGCTTGCCTATTCCTTGCAAAGCCGACCTCGTGCCAAAGCCCGTAGCTAACATCGGGACTAAATTCTCTGCTGCCGCCGAGCTTATTTTTTCAACCATACCGGCATCGGGTAACGGTGCGGGGAATAACACATTAGCGGTATCTTCTACATTTTGCGCATATTCTGTAAGATTTGAGCCTGTCTCTTTGGCACCTAGTCTATCTAATGCAAAGCCGGCCACCCTTGCTGCGCTGGCTGGAGTTGTTGCTACGCCCCTAGCAAAGTCTCTGGTTAGGTTTCCGAGTATCCCGCCTTCTTTTCTCAACTCCTGCGCCATTCTGACGTTTTCCGCGTCCTCTTGCTCTATTGCACTTAATCCCTCTATTTTTGCCTTAGCCTCGTCACGCCTAGACAAAAAGTCAAAAGCGGCTTTATATTCTTTTCTTAGGGCATTTCTTTCGGAGGGCTTTAAGGATTTCCACACTCCACTTTCCCTTAATGCTCTAAGGTTATTGGTCAACTGGTCTAAGCTAAGGTTTTCTATTGCTGCTCTATAATCTTCCACTTTTAGCGCTCCTTATTTAATATCTGTTCAAGTCTTCTAGGTCTAATGTTTTTTCCCGTGAGCTTGTATATTATTTTTTGTAAAGTCGATAAACGGGAATAATCTTCCGGTGTGGTCGGCGCTGACGCCTTGTCGTAATAATCACCTAAAACACGCCGGCCCTGTCTTATCGCGTTAGGTAAGGCACGCATTCCCATATCAACTGCTCTGGCCGCATCTTCATATAACGTAGACTCGGTTACTGGCAACAGTGAAACTGTATAGCTTGGCGTTACGTCCGGTTCCGCTGTGGTAGCCCTAGGTGCATTAACCGTTGGAGTATTAGACGCAGCGTTATTAGTAGCGGGCTTACCCGCCGTCCCAAACAGTATAGCTCTAGCATCGCTTAACGCTGATGTTCCGTTCGGTGAACCTTGGGTTAATTGTTCTTCGTCAAGCGCTTGCGTATCGTATAGGTCTCTGGCTAGCTTTTCGTGATAGCGGTTTAATTCGTAAAGGTCGGCATCCGATATCTTTGCGGGGGTTATATTGCCAAATTCATCTTGCGTTTCTGATACTGAATCTATGTAATCTCTTAAAGCTTTAAGGGTTTGTAATTTCTTGATCGTATCGTCTGATTTTATTGCTTTAGGAATAGATGATGCTCCCCTAGAATTATGCGCGTTAGCCCCGGATTTTTCTATGGGATAATCTAATCCAAATGCCTTTGCTATTCCTTGGTAGACCATATTCGGGTTATTTGTTTCCCTGCCCAATACTGCGGCTGTGTTTATCATTTGTTCTTGCAGGTCAGCAAGTGCTCTGTTTTTAATGTTTTGAGCAATTTCTTGTTTCCGCTGATAGTCCGTAATCTGATTAGCCCTGTCCTCGGCGGCTTTTTTTAAAGCTCTGCGGCCCTGCAAGCCCTGATTAAGTCCTGATAATATTGCGTTCGCAAAAAAACTTGTTGTTTCTCCGGCCATATTAAAAGCCTCCATATCTGAATTGCAGATTATCTAAATAGGAGGTATCAGGCTTATGCGCTAAATAATTTCCAGCCACTCCCGCAGCAGTTCCCACGGGATTGATGTATCCGCTGATTACGGTTCCTAATAAGTTGCCGAGAGGACTGCCGCCTCTTGCTTTTTGTTGGGCTATGCCACTAAGTTGATTGATGTAGTTTGTTCTAGCCGCGTCGTTACCATAACCATAAGCGTCCATTATATTGGCTAAAACACCTTGATTCAGCCCCGACATTACATTGTAGCTTTTCGATTGCGTATCAGCTATGTTAGCAAGCCGCTGTCCTTGTAGCTGCGAAATACCCCTGCCTAAGTTAGCTTGATTGTTTACGAGCGTGCCAATATCTACTCCGCTAGTAACACCTCTGTTTGCCATACGCTGATTAACTTGATTATTAGCGTTTAGTAAGCCTCTTTGTAGCTGACTTAATCCCTGATTATATGCAAGTTGAGGAAGCCCGGATAAACTGCTTATATATTTGTTAGCCCACGAGCGATTTAAGTCATTTGTGATGCCTGCTTCTGAAATCATTTTCTGCTTGTCGCGCTCTTGTTCGGTCATTTGCTGCTGTGCTAACTTGTTAGCATCTCTTCGTTCGCGCCACCCAGGATTAGTTAAGTCTTTAACGAATTTTGATAATGAAAATGCCATATTACAAAAGACCTCCTTGTCTTAACATAATTGATACGCGCTCGATTTCAGCTGCTAGAAATGCAATCTGTTTTTCAAGTGAGTTAAGTTTATCAAGTATTTTCTGGTTATCGTTCACAATAAAAGCCCCCAATCATAAATCTTCGCGCCTTTAACGCCGGTAAAACGGAGTGAAAAAGAATTGTATCTGGTGTTTTTGACATTTGTTGTAACCACATCAATTTCGCTAACCTCAAAAGAAGCCGTTGTTAGCACTTTGCCGTCGCCTAAGAACTCTACCTTAAATTTGCCTTGTCCTCTAATCCATATGCCTTTGTGATATTGAGTAAGCCTTGGATTGTCTAGCTTACTAGCAACGAATTCCTTTGTCCTATACACAAAACAATCTTCGTTATCATATTTCAGTGTTGAGTCATATAAAGAAAAACCATCTGCATAAGTGTCATATACTACGTTGAATATCTTTGTTTCAGATGTAAAATCACCTGTCTGAACACAGTCTACAATTTCAGCCACATAAAACCGATTATCTATCACTGTATTTCTATTGGATAACGAGGCAGAAGAGGCCCCTGTGAACCACGTTCCTGTATCTAAAGCATCTTTTATCCTAAGACCTATATCTATCGCTCTAAGGCCGTTAAAAACCAAAATACCCCTACGTCTGTTTGCATCTGATGTTCCGTTAGACCACATTGCAAACAATTGACCGGCTATTGACTGCCCCGTATTTCTAGCTATTAACCCTGCATTGTAATCAACTTTGCCAACCGAAAAGCCTATGCCTGAACCGTAAATGATATAAACCTTCTTAGTTGTAAGGACTGCTAAATACTCATTGTGAGATGCAAGCCCGACAATTGGATAATCAAAAACAAAAAAATTCTGTGCAGGAAATTCATTGTGTTGTGTCGGTTTAGAGTAATAAAGGACTTTTGAGCTATCACCAAGTGCTATGAACAAGCTTTCTTTGTGCGTGGCAATTGAGATAACCTGCTGAGAATCCAAAGGTAAATCAGTGTTCCCTTCGGTGGGCAAAATCGAGCCAAGATTTAAATCCGGAGTATCGTCGTAGAACGTGTTGTTAATAGAACCTGTTAGCGTCTTGGTAAGCAAAAATTCGGATCCGCCGAAGGGTATTCTATATAATTTTATCTGAACGTTTGGGAATTGCTCTAAAACGGTTGCGTGGGCTGACAGCGATGTAAACTTAATAAACGCAGTTCCGGGGCCGTTATTTAAATAGCTTTCTGTGATTTCAATATCATTAAAAACGGGCGGCGATTCCCATCCCGTATCCGCGTCATAATAAGTTATTGCGTAGAAATATAATCCGGCTGTCTTAAAAATGCGATTGGGGTAAGTATATTTGTGGAACACTATTCCGAGAGTGTAAGCACCGCCGGGGTTGTTTGCAAGTGTTAGAATTATTTTACCTGCATCACTACTCCCTGTAGCTCCGGCAAACCAAGAATATGCGTCAGAACTAAGCTGAACTCCGTTTAGCGTTATGTATCTAAAAACAAAAGTATCTTCGTAACTAATGTCAGTTGCGCCCTCTAATTGCAGTTGAATTGTGTAAGTGTGTTTTCCGGATTGTGTATTAACACTGCCTGTAACGTTGACAAAGTCGGTGGAATATACCGGCGTATATGTTGATAACCCTGAATATACTTCCGGCTGAGCAATACCAAGTCTACTGAATACATCGCCGCTTTTTACTTTTACAACTCCCAGCCCTGCATAACTTTGATTATGTGCTAAGGCACTCCTAACATCTACCACAATTTCTTTACCATTCGGCAGCGTTACACTTCTGCCCGGAGTGGAATCATAAAGGCCTTGGGGCACCTTAAACTCAGAATATTCTATAAAACCACGCTCTACGCGGCAATTATACATTTCTTGACTTTCAATGTCCCCGATATTAAAAGGGTTTCCCTCGTTTAAGTATCCAAATCCGGCCATATTTCTACCTCCTCACAATATAAAAGGAGCCGACAAGCTATAATCTATCTCTATGGTTTCGCTAGAATCACTTTGAGCTCTGGATACTTCTCTCTCAAACATTTCAAGATAGAAACGAGCTTTTTGGAAGTCCTGTGTTTTTTCACCCTCTTTTGATAATGCTAGCCAAGCTGCGTATTTCCATATAGCAGAATGATATGCCCGCGGATATTCAGGTTCGTCTTCATTATTAACCAATGGTTTGGGTAAACAATAATAATCTATTGAAACATTTCTATCTTGAAGTCTGCTGAAAGACAAATCTATCGACTGCTTGCGGTAAACAGTAAGCTCCATAGTGCCTTCTAACACTGGTTCCAACATTACCAGTGATACTTTAACATTACCGGGGGAAACTTCGGCTACTGTAAACTCGCTATCTAACAAAGTAACTCCATTTAATACCACCCTTGCCGAATCTAAACCGGATATGAAAGAGGCATCGGGAAATATAATTTCTGTCTGTCCTTCGATTATCGCCGAAACATACTTGGACGCTAATACGGGCGATGTTTGATATGATACATATATAGAGTAATCAACGTCTGCTTCGGCGGTCCAAGTAAATTGAATCGCTGAAAGAGCCGGATCATAAGTGTTTTCAACTATATCCCAAGTGTTGTAGTCTTGATAAACGCCATTCACGTAAACATCAACTAAGCTTTTATTTAAAAAAGGAATTGCCACCGATAAGTTGGATACATTATTCCCTCTAAATAAGATAGAAGATACCGTCATCCTCGGACTGTCATAATTGTTGCCGTAAAAGGGTCTTGGGAACATTTTTATAAAGTTGTCTTCTTTAAACCAACGAATAGGTTCACCGACAATTAGCCGCCAATCTCTAACAAAGTGCTTGCCTTCGCCTATCGATGTATTCGCGTGTGCTGTTCCCGCATATGTCGTTTCAAGATATTGAATCCGCGACATTGTTACAGGCCTACCCCTGAATTGAACGCCCTTAATCGAAATTATATCATCAGGCAAAAACCAAGAGTTGTTGTCTTGCTCCGCAATATCAAGAAAACTATGCCTAGATAGTATTTGACTTTGTTTTACGAACTCTGCGTTAGCCTCGTTTAGGTAGTCTTTAAGCTCGGTTTCTCTCCAGAACTCCGGCGTGCTAGTTTCGGCAAGACAAGTTTTGAGCTTTTCGTATAAAGATAGTAAGTTCATTTTTTTACCTCGTTTAAAGACAAACAGGCAGGCCATTTGTAGCCCGCCTGTAAGCCTAAGTGGAAGGAGAAAGGAGAAAATGTTAGCCTCGTTTTTTATTGTCTTTGCTTGCGACTTCCGGAGGGGCAGCCCGGTCGATGCGGCGGACTCTGTATCTGCGCAATGATTCTATTTTTTCTAAGAATGCTATCTTATCAGGGTCATCGGTTGTGTAGACACCTTTATTAAAGCGAATATTACCTATTTCAAGTTCTGTTAGTTCTGATATGAATTTTGCCATATTAATTTCCTTTAAGTTTAGTCTGCCGCTGCCGGGTCGATAACAAGTTTCGCGTGTCTCTGCTCGTTAATGACTTTCAAGCCAGCTTCGCCGATTATTTGGTCTTTGAGTCCGTCAACATCTTTATCCTGAATATTGGTTTCCCAAGTGTCAGGTCTCAAAACCATTTCTTCAATGAGATCTGTTTCAAGAGCAAAACCGGTGGGGAATTGGTAAATCTGACGCATAGTATGGTCTACGAGAATATCCATTGCCCCTGATACGGTCTGTAATCTCCTGATGTTAATCCCGAATTCTTTGGTTTTCGGCGATACTTCTATACTGATTTTGTTTGCAAGAACTTCTTTCTGGATTAAAGTTGCCATAGCAGGATTGCAAATAAAAATCTTTTCATCGCCGCCATAACTGTAAGCACGCTCCGCAAAGTCCATAAACAGCGGGTATCCAAAAGCTTTTTTGACAACAACGTTTGTTGTGATGAAATAATCAAGGCCACCGGTAGTGCGCTGCGGTCTGCCACCTGAATCCGTTCTTATTGTTCTCTGGCCCAAGAAATATGCTCTTGATTTTCTAAGCAGGTATTCGTCAAATGAATCCTTCTGCTGTGAAGACATCTTATTGATATTTCCATAGTATTCCGTGGCTTCATTTGTTTTTGAATTCTCAATTGTTTGCTTGAAAATTTGTGTGTAGTTGAAATGCTCTTTAGGCTTGAACTGCATAGCGGCAGGGGCTGTGGAACCTTCGGGGAAGGCGGAAGATACAAGAACAATATCATCGCCAGCTGTAATCGCTTCGCCAGATGTTCCCTCTGTTAATGTTCCTAGACCTCTTACAATGGTTAATGCGTCAGTAGTAATATTTGTTACCAACATCACTTCGGTTGTGTTTCTGTTGTAGATAAGGTCGTTCTTTGTGAACATTATGCCATCACCGGACGTAACATTCAAAGTAGTTGCACTCGCTGACGCTCCGGCGGCTGCATTTGTTAGCGGTGTTCCAACGTCTTTGTTAAACCATTCAAATTTCGGATTTCCGCAATTCTTTGTTTTCTTACCAGTTGCAAAACCATTACGTCCAGAAGCCTTCGCGCTCCTCTTCATTCCCAATAGCGTAAGGAAAACTACAAAAGCGGAATAGTTTGCCCGCAATTGATACGCCTTCGGATCCATCTGTCGAATCTGCATTGTAGTGTTTAGCGATGTCAGATTCATACCTCTGTCGATATTAAGAGCCATAATATTACCTCCGTGTTATTTGGCTCCCAACGGAGCCCGAAAAACTTAAACCAAAAAGTCGCTAAACAATTTAACGCTTTTCGGCTTGTTTACCTTTTTTGATTTCCTAACCGAATTTGATTCTCTAGGAAGTGGACTAGCTACTTTGGCCGCCAAATCAAGAATACCAGAAAAATCTCCTGCTGCAATTGATTTTTCCAATTCTGCATATTTTGATACGCTAATCTTGCCCAATTCCTTAGAGAACTTTAATTTGAGTTCAGGTGATACCAATATTTCGTCTAACTTATTACTCAAAGACTTCTCAATAGTTTTTGAGGCCTCTTCTTTTTGTATATAAGAAACTGCGGCTTTATATTCTTTTTCGCGTTCGTCTGCCTCCAATCTTGCAAAGTAATTAAACTTGATTAAATGCTTAGGATCGAACTCGTCGAACTCTTCGCCCATTTCCTGTTTGAACCTACGAGCCGCCGTCTCTTCCACAGCGTCAAAAAACTCTTTGCTTCCGGGTATAAAGTCAGGCTTTATTCTGCTCGCAACAACGTCCTGCTTAGTGTTCGCTGTGGCACCCAAGCCCTGTGTTTGCTTATCTTCTTCGGACTTGCTCTTGCTCTCCTGATTTTCTTCTTCTTCCTCTTCCTCTACATCTCCATCTTCTTCCTCTTCCTCTTCTTCCTCATCTTCGCCTTCAAAAATGTTGCCCTCTTCATCATAAAAGATGTCATCTTCTGCATCAGATTCCATTGGGTCTTCCGACTCAATTTCCTCTACAAGGTTGCCTTCATAATCGTAGAGAAGGCTTGTTTCATTTGAAGTATCATTAGGCATATCCATTTCCCCCTTCGCTTAGTGCTTGTTCAGCTTGCTTGCCATCATTTATGGCGATGTTAAGAGCGCTCTGCAAATCACGAGCCATTCTTATTTGTAATTGTAGCATAAAAATCAACTTGTTATCAATATTTTGATAATAATTTATTTCTTGTGCTGCAAACTCTCTGCAACATCTTTCCAATATGCGCTCACAATAAGCGTCAACAAAAGGCTTTGCCGCCTTAGCGATTTCACCATCTTCCATAGCTAATCGCGTCAATTCTTCGCGACTTATGTCAGGTAGCATTTGTTTGTCCTCCCTGAATTTGAGTCATAATCCCCATTGTTATTTGCTGTATCACTTCCGGAGCAAGTCCGAGATTGGATAAAGCATTCGCTATGATATTAGGCAGTTGGTTCTGTTGTTCTATCTCTGATTCACTTATGCCGATATACTTTTCAGTATTATTAAAGCCCATCTCTTGAATCACTTGCTTGGCTGTATTAAAAACGCCAATAGGACTTGCAACGCCAAGTTGCATTAACTGCGGTAATATATTGCTTAGCATAATCATAAGATTTTGAATCGTCAATTGCTTATCTTGCAATCCAATGTTGCTAGTAATCATAACGTCGAATTCCCCTTTTATGTCATCCGGCTTAAAATCGAAAAATTCGTTAGCAACTCGGAACGTAAATTCCCTATCTAAATGTTTTGTGTTTAGCTCTATTAAGTGTTTGTAAAGAGGAATAAGACCGTTTTCCGCACCGTCTCTAGCCATTTTTCTTAAGCGCTGCTGTGAGGCCACCATTATCTTTGTTATACCTGTCGCCGTTTTGTTTAAGCTGCTAGAATCCAAACCTTGGTTATACTTTGTAATCCCCGTTTTCTGCTCGCTCCAAGAGTTGACAAACTCAATAAGATTAAAAGTTTCGGAGCTTATCTCATATTTCGGCATCGCTTGAATAAAATCGTTAATTGTGCGATTTCCCGATAAGTTAAGCCTAATTATTTGCTTGCCATCAATTAAGTCTTGAACCGCCTTACTGTTGCTTTCGTCTACTGCAAATTGCCGCGCATTGTTTTGACTTGTGTTAATGATAATCTGCTTAATGAGTGCGGTTTTCAGGTCTTGAGTGTCTTGCAAATAATCAGCAACAGCCTCTTTCCATTTTTGATAAGAGTTTGCATAAAAAGAGATAGTAAAGATTGGGCTTCTGTCATATTCCCAAACCTCGGCACTTAAAAGCCTGCCGTTGCACATTACAGCGTGAATATACTCAAGTTCCCCGTCGCCGTCTACATCATAAAAGCCGTAGCAATCGTGCAGTAGAACAAACTTGCGCGGTTCTTGCCCATCGCGCTCACTTACGTCATAATTCGTATCGTGCTCATTTCTTGCATAGTTTGACATAGCGTCAGCAATTGAGCGCATTGTGTTACTGTCTTCTGATACCGGGTCGATGAAAGGGAAATCGTTTCCAACGTTTCTGTATTTCTTTGACCTCTCGCCATTCACGAGTTCATCAAATGGGACGTGCCTTCTGTAACACTCGAACATATTACGCCCGCGACTATCTTGCTCCGGAGTGAAGACATATTCGCCCGGCTTAACGTTTCGTAAGACAGGCTGGTTTGAAGTTATTACGCGCTCTTTTATAAGCAAATCATAAGTTCCGTCTTCGTTTGCAATTACCTGTTTTATCGAACTAGCATTGCCTTCGTCCATCGAATAGAATTCGTCGGCAGTTGCGCGATACCAATTGAATTTAGTTTTTTCTGTGCGTTCCCAATTCAATATGACTACACCAAGACCGGCCTCAATAGCATCTCTACACCACTGGTCTATTACGACGTAACTATTGTTCTGTGTCTGCATCTGAAACTGAATTATTTTCTCAAGAGCCTCCGGGTTATCCTCTGGGCTACGACCAAAAATCCCAACTACTTTATCTGCACCAAAATAAACTTCTGTAAAAGAAGGCATCATCCACTCAACTATGTCTTTGACATCGCTACTTGTAAACGTGCTCTTTTCGCTAAGCTTAGGCATAGCTTTTTTGTAGTATTCGTCGTTTGAGTGAAGAAGGTTATATCGCATTATTACAGCATCAGCAATAGACTCTGAAAAGAATCGCTCGGCTTTCTGTGCGTCGATTATAAGCAAGTCTAACAACTCATCATCGCTAATCTTAATCTTTTTCTTTCGCTCGTGTTCTCTTAAAAATTGCATATACTTGGTCTCCTTCTACATACTATAAATAGTTGGGATTTTATCATCATCAATCTCGGTATCAGAAAATTTACGATATTTAAGTTCTCTCTCACCTGCATACATTGCCGCATACTGTAACGCGTCGTGAACGTGAGAGTATTGATTTTTGTCGGGATATTCTTTGAATCGCTCATCACCTACAACCTGCACCCTGACAAACTTGTAACCGCCTAAAAAGCCTTTTCTTAACTGCCTGCACTTATTGCGGGATAATTTAAAAAGCGGCACTCCGTCAGAGAGACGAATTAGAAAGCTTGCAACAGTTTCGCGCCTACGCAAAAAAGAGTTACTCGGTGCCGTATCTGCTTTAAAACCAAATGAATTGATTGCCTCTATGCAAGTGCTTTCTGAATCTGTTTGCGAACGTTGGGCACCTGCTGGGTCGCCGACTACATATATACTGCCATCATCAAAAAAAGGCTTATAGTACATATTTATGTGCGGCATAACGACATCACGCATAAACTGTTTTATACCCATTTCTTTTGAAACAAGCTCATCTAAAACATTGATTCCACCTCGCGGCGTGAATTGCACAAAAACGCAAGCTGGGGTTAAACCGAAGTCAAAACCTATGACAATCGGCAAATTCTGCAACAAGTATATATCTTCAACAGAATGTAAATCATCGTTATACTCTGGATACACAACCTTGCCTTCCATCACAGATCCGTATTTTCCTTCAACATAGACTTTTATCCACTCGCGATTTTTACCGGCTATCATATCGAGGTAATAGTCATAACCTTTACTAAGGTTCCTTATGTTTTCTGCACTTGGATTGCCTCGGTATCCGTTTTGCGTCTGAATCAATGCGGGCGGTTGTCTGAAAAACTCCCAATTTACCGGCGTTTCCTCTTCTGCTAACCGGTAATACCAATGATCCTCGTCCATCGGGTTAGTATCCATAATAACACCACTCCAAGAAGCTCCGCCATCGTTTATGTCGGGGTATCGTCCTACACGTGATGTCAGACCGTCTAATACTGCTTTCGGCACTTCTCTGCATTCGTTTATCCACCCCCCTGTCAGTTCTAACGATAGCAGCTTTTTAACTTGGTCCGGGCGGTCTAGCGCAATAAAGAGAATTTCGAGTTGCATCGTTGTTCCGTCTTCGAGTTTTTGCGACATCGAACCGCGAATGGGGCTATCATATACAATCGGGCACACTGAGTCATCTACCCACGCTTGCCAAGTTTTTATTGTCGTTGTCTTGAGTTCGCCGTAAGTGTTTCTGATTGCTGCCCACCGGCTTTTTCTGATGCCTGCCGGATTCGGTCGCTGTCTGATTGCGCGTGACAGAATTTCCATACAGCACGCGACAGACTTGCCGGATCCTACTGGACCCATTAGCCCTCTAACGAAGGCATCGGAGGCGTGGAATAGTGCCGGGGTTCTCTCAGCATTATATATTCTTGCTTTCCTGCTCATACTGCCTTTCTCGTAACTATGCTATACATACTCACTTACACACTTGCGATTATGCTTTTACCGCTTTTACCGCTTTTACTGACTTTGCTGCTTTTACCGCTTTTGTTGCTCTCACTCTGATTTTACACTAACATTTCCACTTTTACACTAAGATTTTTTTTGCAGACTGATTTCCCGTGTATTGAATAGATTCTGTTGCCTTGTGAATCTGAACCAATATATCCTATTTTTCTTTTTTTAACTTCGTTGTCGAGAATGACAACACTTTTTTTTGGGTCA